AGAAGCTGACTTCCAAGGCTCAACTGTAAAGGGTGATGTCTCCGCCCATGCCGACGGACTTAGCGCGAACGCCGAAACCAAGATTGAATGGTTCGGTACCGTGCGTGCTCGTCTGGGCTATGCGGCTACCGAGCGCTTGCTCGTTTACGGTACGGGTGGTCTGGCTTACGGCAAGGTCAAGTCGGGCTACAGCCTGTCCGACGGTGTGGACAGCGTTGGCGAATCCACTTCGAAGACCAAGGCAGGTTGGACGATCGGTGCTGGTGCTGAATACGCGATCAACAACAACTGGACGCTGAAGTCTGAGTATCTTTACACCGACCTTGGTAAGCGTACCCTGATCAACTACACGGATGCGGATCTATTAAACTACAATCTGGAAAGCAAGGTGAATTTTCACACTGTGCGGGTTGGTTTGAACTACAAGTTCTAATACGAGAAATATCTCCAGTCGTTTTGAACCGCTCGGTCTTGGCCGGGCGGTTTTCTTTTGCAGCAAAATCAAGTGAGCCTTGGATCATGGTTTTCCAGCCTCACAGTTGGATTTTTTGCTCCTAAAAACATGCATCCTGATTATGCGGCGTACGCGGGCTAGGCCAGAAAATCGTCAAAGGCTTTCGAATGTCGTTCCTTGAATTCGCCTTCCAATCATTCTGGCACTTCATTGGCATAGTCATACTGCTGCAATTGGTTGTGCTCGGGATAGCCGCCGCAAGGGGAAAATAATGAAGAGACGCGCATTCCTCAAATTCCTCGGCCTCGCTCCTGTAGCTGCTGCCGTTCCTGCTATGGCACTGCCAAGGGCGGATAACGTCAAGAATATCGTTACTGGTGAAGCCGGGCCAGAGATGATTGCTAAAGGTACGTTCCGGATGACTGCTGAAACGATGGGCGTTCATTCCAGCAATATCGGCACTTCAACGGCTGGTTTAGTTCTTCGCAGTCCAGACGGACGTGTTGTTATCGATACGCGCAATCACACAGTCAGGTTTGCAGACTAATGCCCAAGCCCATCCAGTTCATGCAAGCCACATGGCAGGACATGGAACATCTGATAACTGTGTCGTTTCGCAAAAAATGGAGTGACGCCAATGCAGGACGATCATTATTCAGATTGCAATTATCTGGGGTTGCCCGAAGAGACTATTCGCTATTGGAATCGTCGCTCTTCGTTCTCTGGGTCGCTGCCTGGCTTATTCCAGAAAGTATTGCATTCACTCCGGACGTGGTGGACGGAACTCCGGACAGGGAACGGGGTGTAAACTGCTGAGTTGTCAGAATGGACTTCACATTCTGAACATCGACTTCTGAAGCCCCTGGCATCGAAGCAACGTAAGCCGCAACCGCATTTATCTTCGCGTCGAGCAAATTCACTAGTTCGTTGATCTGCTTGATAGTCTGTTGAAGTTGTCGGTCCATTTGGCCCCCCTTTCGCTAAAGGTGATATACAACCGTGAGTCTCACGCCGAAACAAGAGCGGTTTGTCGCTGAATACCTGATTGACCTGAATGCCACACAGGCGGCGATACGCGCAGGATACAGCGAGAAGACCGCAACTGAACAAGGCTCGCGCCTGTTAACAAATGTTAAGGTGCAGGAAGCCATCGCAAAAGGTCAGAATAAGACTGCTGCTAAGCTCGAAATCACGAAAGAGCGCATTGTCGAGGAACTGGCCAAGATTGGCTTTTCGAACATGCTCGATTACATGCGGGCCGGAACGGATGGTGACCCGTATCTGGATTTCTCGAACCTGACACGCGAGCAGGCGGCAGCGTTGGCGGAGGTCACCGTTGAGGACTTCAAAGACGGTCGCGGAGAAGATGCGCGAGACGTTCGCCGCATCAAGTTTAAGCTTCACGATAAGAAGGGCGCTCTTGTCGATATGGCTAAAATGCTTGGATTTATGGTCGAGAAGCACGAACTCTCGGGGCCCGACGGCGCCCCTATACAGACAGAGACCAGAACATGGCGGGAAGTGCTGCGCAGCGAAAAGAGCTAGAAGCCGCGACATATCTCACCAACCCAAACCTATACGACTTTTGGGAGCGCGTTTTCCTCGGCAAAGCTGATATTGCGGTTCTTCACGGAGGGCGGTCGAGCTCCAAAACCCGTGATACGGCATGCCAGTTGGTTCGGTTGATTGATCACCTGCCGGTACGAATGCGCGTTCTGTGTATCAGGCGCTTTCAGAACCGCATTCAGGAATCGGTCTACACCGAGTTAAAGTGGGCCATTAACCACCTCGGCTTGCAGGCATCTTACGAAATTCAGAAGACAACGATCATTCATCGAGCCACGGGCTCTGAATTCATCTTCTACGGTATCGAACGCAATCTGGAGGATATCAAGGGGACTTCGGACGTTGACATTCTATGGGTAGAGGAGGCTGAAAAACTAACCGAGGATCAGTGGGTTGTTATCGGCCCGACGATCCGCAAGGAGGACAGTCTTGCGATCCTGCTGTTCAATCCGAAGTTTGTTACTGATTTCGTCTGGAAGAATTTCGTTGTCACGGAACAGCCCCACTCGGTTGTGAGGAAGATCGACTATACGGAAAATCCTTTTCTGTCGCAGAAGGCGCTTCGGGACATCACCACGATGCGGGAACGCAACCCGGAGATGTTCGAGCACGTATACGGCGGAATTCCTCTTGGCGATAGCGAGCTTTCTATATTCAAGCGCCGCTGGCTGGATGCTTGTGTAGACGCCCATACAGTATTGAAACTCAGCTTAACCGGTCGGAACGTCATAGGATTTGATCCGGCCGATGACGGTGAGGATAAAAGCGCCACCGCAGACAAGATTCACGGCGTTTTCACAGATGTGGAAGATTGGACATCCGGAAAGGATGAACTCGTCCAGAATGCCAAGAGGGTATGGGCTAAGGCAAAGCTGGTCGGCGCCACTGTGTCATATGACACAATCGGCGTCGGGGCATTTGTCGGCGGCTATATCGATGAGCAGAACCGGTTATCTGACACAAATGTCGAGCATTTCGCGTTCCATGCCGGCGGCGCGGTTATGGATGGCGATAAGCCAAGTGATCCGCTGAACAGCAATAGTCCGCTGAACAAGAACGAATATCTGAACCTGAAGGCCCAGGCGTGGGCAAATACGGCCCGGCGGGCCATGCTGACATTCAACGCGGTCACGCGAGGCCAATCGATCAAGCCGGAAGATGTGCTGTCGTTTTCGTCCGAAATGGGGAAGGCGAAGCTCGACGCGCTGTTCACTGAACTCTGCGTTCCCTGGTGGGTGGAGAGCGAAGGCAAAAAGCGCGTTGTTCCTAAGCTGAAGCTCAAAAAGGATCTGGGCGTTAAATCGCACAACCTCGCTGATGCGGTAATCGCAGCGGACAATATCAATGTAGAGGCGCCTGCAAAGGCCGTCATGTTCTTAAGCAAGAGGCACCGATGAACCCAATTCGAGCCTTGGCGAATGCCGCGGCGCGTCGGCTCGACGTCATGTTCCCGGGCTACTTCAGCGCTGCCAAGCATAACCATTACGCTGATTTCGGATATCCTGAAAATCTGACGTTCGATATGCTGTAGGCGTATTTGATCAGGCGAATAACATCTCCGGCACCTTCGCCGAGATGCTGATCAAAGTTGCCGACAACATGGACCGCCTAATTGTGATCACTGGTACCGCCGTGACGCTCTACGGGACGGGATACGTCGCCGCATTCGTCGCAGCGCGCTTGGCGACCATGGGGCTTACAGGCGCGCTAAGCTTGCTCCGGGCTGCACTAGTTCGAACGGGTATCGGTGCGATTGCGGTTGCTCTGGGCGAGTTCGTCTATCAACTGCTCAAGGCTCGCGAAGCATCCGACAGTTGGGGCGAAGCGTTCTCTCTCGTAGCGTCTCGAATGAAGACCCTGATGGAAGGCATTCAGAACGTCTTTCTCGGGCTGACTGATTTGATGAAATCTGCGTGGTCGGAATCTATGGCGTCCATCCTACAGGCCACACAGGACACGTTTGGATCGATTGCCGGTCTGTTTGGCGCCACTTTCACCGGTTTTGGCGAGCAGATCGACAGCCTGCGCGAAGCGAGCAAGGATTTCGGTGCTTATTCGAGCATCTATTTCGATGTGGCTGGGAAGAAGTTCGCTGATGCTTTCAAAGAATTTCAGGCTGCCAATGACAACGTCGATCTGTCGGGTGACGCCGGCGTAGCCAAGAAACTCGCTGAAACAAGCAAGGAAGCCGAACGGGCTGCCCGTGCCTATCGCGACCTTATCAAGTCTGCGAAGGATCGTATCCAACAGCTTGAACTTGAAGAACAACTCGTCGGTAAGACGGGTGTCGCTTCCGATACGATGCGCTTCAAGCTGGAACTGCTCCAGAAGGCGCAGGACAAGGGTCGGACGATCACCGCCGCACAGCGGGCTGAACTCGAAAAGCTCGCTGAACAGTACGGTGCCGTTGCTGCGCGAGTTGCTGAACTCCAGATGGCGGAAGAACTTCGGTTCGAACGCGCTCAGATGTTCCGCAGCCCAACAGAACAACGCGTGTACGGCGATCTTCGTCAGGCGGGTATTGATCCTGATAGTGCAGCCGGTCAGCGTCTGGCGACCCAGATACGACTGAATGAACAGCTCCAGATCAGTAAGGATTTGACGAAGGACTTTGCATCTTCGTTCGTGTCCGACATGCTGACTGGCAAAGATGCACTCGAAGCACTGACAGGCGCGCTTACCAAGCTGGCTGACAAGTTGCTCGACATGGCGCTCGACCAGGCCATTAATTCGCTGTTCGGCAATCTGATCGGTGCGACCGATGGCGGGTGGAATTCCAGCCTGACCAGCATGGTTGGAGCAAGTTCTATCGGACTGTTTGCCAAGGGCGGCATTACCAACAAGCCGGCGATCTTTGGTGAAGCAGGCCCAGAGGCAGCAGTACCATTGCCGGACGGACGGTCTATCCCGGTTCGTATCTTTGGTGGAGCGAATAGCAACTCAGCATCGGGTGGAGCTAAGGACGTTAATGTCAGAGTGTCTGTCGACAACAACGGCAACCTGAAAGCGTTCGTTGAGAATGTCGCGGAACAAAAGGCTTCTACGACCGTCAGAGCTGGCATTCAGCAATACGACAAGGGCGGCGCTGTTCGCGCCGCTCGTGATCTGCGTCAGGTGAACCAGAGAGGCTATGCGAAATGAGTATCAGCCTTCCTGACTTCATCGAGTATCAGGCTGGCCGTCCACGGCTGAATAAGCCAATTTCAATGTCTCGGTATGGCGAACGAGCCATATCGATGATCCAGAACGGTGATGAGTGGTGGACGGTCAACATCGAAACACAGCCGATGTACGATGAGGATCTGGCCGAGTTCGAGGGCTGGCTAGCTCAGGCGCAGAACGGCATGGAGACGATTGTTTACACAGTTCTCGGTAAGCAATCGCTTCCTCGAGCCTACTGGAACAATCCGAATAGCTCCGTACCGGCCGGGAATGGTTCGCTGACATCAGTCACGAATGGGAAAACGCTACTGATCGGCGGCGTGACTGTGGGATTGGTGATGACGAAGGGTGATCTGATTTCGCTCACGTCCGCCGACTATCACAGTCTCCATCGTGTAACGGCCAACGCCACGGCGGGGGCGACAATCACGCTACCTGTCGAGCCGCCGGTGCCGTCCTACATCGCAAATGGCGCAACGGTTCGCTTCAAAGATCCAGTTCTGAATACCCGGATTGTGCCGGGATCGACTGAAGTTGAAGATGGCGTGATGCCAACGGCAAAGTTCCAGCTTGTTGAGGTGCCGAGGTAATCCGTTAAGGTAAGCACTCGGTATCGGGAGAAAGAGGACGCAAATGCAGATAAGCGATTATGAAATACGGCCCGGAACACTTGCCGATCTTTCGCTGCTGTCCCTCCATGACTTTTCATTTGAAGTTCAAGATGAGCTTGTTGAACCATTTGAAAGTATGGTTTCCGTTTCGCTGATGGAGCCATATCGCAAAGACTATGGCTTTGATGAAACCGATCTGACGGAATTTCTGACAGACCCTGGCAAACAGCTTTTCATTGCAGTTCGGAATGATGTTCCTATTGGGTATCTTGCAATCAGCGAAGGCTGGAACAAGTACGCTATTGTGGAGGACGTCGCGGTCGCCGCTGGCAATCGAAAGGGAGGTGTCGGAAGACTTTTGTTGGGCTCAGCCGTCCAATGGGCCAGAGACACGGGAATGGCCGGTGTCCGCCTCGAAACCCAATCCACCAACGTTTCTGCGTGCCGCTTCTATAGCTACTACGGATTTTCGTTAGGCGGATATGACAGGTTTCTATATCGCGGCCTTTATCCGGAAACACGGGAAGTAGCATTATTTTGGTATCTGCATTTCTAGGTTCAGGACCCATTGATTTGACGTGATGTCTATGGTTCAGAGGGCAGTGCAGGAGCCTGAATCATGAGCAATTTATTTTGGCTGACGGACGAGCAAATGGCTCGTCTTCGTCCTTATTTC